AGATGAGTCAACAACTAAACTCTCTAGGGAGTCGATAGCTTTTTTGATTTCCAGTGATGGAAGATCAAAACAAAGACCATACATAACTTTGATATTTGAAATAAACTGGCTATGCTTCGCTACACGGTCTTTCTCAGCTTGTTCCCAAGCATCACGTGGTGCCAAAATCTCATCACGCAATAAATCAAACTTCTTAACAATTGAGATTCGATCATCATCAATCACTTTGATTTGAGCTTTTTGTTCAGCTACTAATTCTTTGCCACATTTCTCAATAAGTGTTTTTGACTTACTAATTTTCAAAGCAAGTGAACCAATTGCATCACGGCCTTTTTTAGTGCTCACATCAGGCACATGAGAACGAACTTCTTGAGCAATGCGTTCATACAATTCATCTGTACCACCACGTTTAGCGAAAGCCGCTACAATTACGTTTTGTTCTAATACTTGTAATTCATTAACTTGTGTATTTACTGGCGCATTCATAATCTTCTCCTAATTCTTTTTACTTGCGATGTATCTTTTAACTAAAGGAATGAGTTCTCTTTGGGTTGTGAAGTGGGCGCCTTGAAGCCTGTCGTATATCGGGTAAAACCTGTCTTTCACTTTAACCTGTAGAACCTGAAAATCACCTTTGCCATCTCGATATTGAATTTGATTTGCTATAAGCCAAGACTTGAAATCTTCTAGTTTTGACTTATGAAGTAGGGCACGTTTAAACATCACCCACCTCTCAACTCTTTTCTAATTTCTGCCAATCTTTTTAACGTTTCACTTAAGTAGGCGATTTTTGTCTTAATAGAAAACTGATCACCTAGCTCTAATTGGATTTGTTCAGTACCTCGGCCCACATAACGCAAGTGAATCCAATTGCCGCCATCAGTGATGACTGTGTCTTTCTCACTAGAAAGTGGGAGCAGGGCATTTACAGAATCTTTAATAAGAGCTTGAAGTCTTGATACTTCGATAATTTCAGGATGTGCATTCATAACATTCACCATGGAGCGCTTAAATGCGCTCTCTAATCCCTGATTCGATAAGGTCTTTAATCTCAACTACGTCCAAACGATCAACGTAAGCTAATACCTCGCCATCTTCGTCATAAACGCGAATGTCTTTAATCTCGTTAATTTCAACTTCACGCCAAGCTTGATAGCCGTTGCCATCAATTGAGTACTGAGCATCAAAATCAACTTCTAATGTGAACTTTTCATTTGCAGTTTGAAGTACTGCTTGTTCATTTTCAGGGTCGATTGATTCAACTTTGAAAGGAGCTGCAACCGTTACAGGTTCTTTGTTAGCTGGGGTAAATGCATAAGCAGCAGTTAGAGCACTAACTACTCCTACGAATCCCATGGATTTGACTATGTTGGCTTTTATGTTCATACTTATCTCCGCATTTGATGCAAACCGCCTAGACTCTGACCCCTATGGCGGTTTTTGTTTATAAGGTGAGTAAAGCATACTTTACCTTACAGACATTGTAAAGCCTACTTTACTAAATATTTTTAAGTACGCTTTACTTTTTTATTTCTTAGAAAATAAAAAACCCACCGAAGTGGGTCATTAAGAGGATATTTGATTATTCTAATTCCACAAATCGGTCTACTACTTGAAACCCTTTATCCCCAAGGTAAATAGCTTTTAGTTTAGCTGCAACTACATAACTCCATATGTCATGTCTCTGATTATAAATAGGCATGATAGCCACAAAATCACCTTGTGCTAGATTCGCATTCACAAGTGGGCAAGTCGCTTCTATTTTTTTATAACCATTATCAATAACAATAGACACATCTACTTCTAAATGTGGGTCTGAAAGGCCTGTAAAACCATTATTTCTATAAGTTGACTCTACAAAACCGAACAAAATGGATTTATGTTTCAACTTGCATTCAAAAACGGTCCTAATGAAGTTGATTAAATCTTCTGCATTTGTAAATGATCTTGGTTTAATTTTAATGTTTCGTTTCGTTTGAATTATTATTTTAAATATCCAAATGAAAATAAAAAGAAAAATTACACCAAGTACTGCCAGCACATAAATGATGTATTCCATATTAATACCTGTTATTTATATTTTCTCATGTGTAAGACCATCACACCTATAATTGATATATTGTGATTAAGTGATGAAAGTGTTGGGTAGTCTGGATTTAAAGGAACTAATTCAAAAATTTCCCTTCCAAAATCATCATATCCAATTACTCGATACTTCTTGAAAGTTGCCTCATAGTCACCGTTTTGAGCTACCACAAAAGAACCGGGCTGAGGCATTAATGCTGTGTCGATTGTTAATAAATCACCTGGTTTAAAGTCTGGCAACATACTGTCACCCTGAACAGTAAGACTAAATACACTTTTTTCTTTTGCTGATTTATAAGTTGTATAAGTTTCACCTATTGGATTTACTCCATCGTAACCAACAGAGTTAAAAAGGCCAGCTTGTACATAATCTAGTACAGGGATTTTGCTAATTTCATCATTATTAAATACTACATTCGCATCTGATTTTTTATCTAGCAGCATTGGAGCACGTTCACCAGCAAGCCATTTATGGTTAACACCCAAGAATTCAGCCGCAAGAGTCAAGTTACTGCCATCTAGTTCTTTTGTTGGCCCGTTAAACCACTGACCAACACTTGCTTTACTTACTTTACAGAATTCAGCCATTTCTGTGTTTTTAAGCTTTTTATTACGAATTGATTCGTAGTGCTTTTTGGCTTGATGCATGCGATCTTGAAGCGAAGACATAATAAAAATTCCCAAATTAGTAAAGCTAGCTTAACTTTTTATAAGTAAAGTTTGCTTGATTTCGTTAAGTAAAGTATGCTTTACTTGTCTTTGTTTACTGGAGTAAAGAAAGTGCAAGTACTGATGAAGAAAAGTGACGCTATTCAAGCGTTCAAAACCAAAGTCGGTGTGGCTAAAGCAATTGGGATTAGTAAACAAGCAGTTAGCTTATGGGGCGATATGGTTCCTGAAGGTTCGGCCTCTAAATTATTGCTTGTTAATCCCAACATCCCGCACACGATCAAAGCTGCTTAGGTGGTGACATGGCCGAGAAATTAACCGCAAGCATCACACATAAATGCACAGATGAAGAAAAGATTCTTTTAGAGCGTATAGCTAAGTCACGAAAAATGACGCTTTCAGAATTAATGAGAGACGCTGGCATGAAGATCATCCAAGAAGTAGAGGAGTTGCTTAGAAGTCTACAGGCTGAGTTTGATCTGACCACAGTTACCGAAGATACAAGGAATACGCCTGAGCCGTTTGAGCTTGAGCTGGCACCAAATCCACATAAAACACAGGCACAAAAAAAGCCCAATTGTCGCAACCAATTGAGCCTTATCTGCCATTCCACTGCAAAGCAATGAGATGAAATCGCATGAAGATATTAACAAAAGAGGTGAGTCATGGCTAGAGCTAGAAACATCAAACCATCATTTTTTACGAATGATGATCTTGGTGAAATTAATCCACTGGCCAGATTGCTTTTTATAGGCATGTGGACTATCGCCGACTATAAGGGATGTTTTGAATACAAACCGAAACGTTTAAAAGTCCAAATATTGCCGTATGACAACTGTGATATCGAGCAACTCGTGAATGATCTAGAAAAATCTGGATTTATCTCGATTTATTCGGTACGTGGACGGAAGTACATCAAAGCTATTAATTTTACCAAACATCAGAACCCACATAAGAATGAAAGGGAAGGTGGAAGTGAAATTCCAGATATAGATGAAGCCGATATTGAAGAAGAGGAAAAATCCTTAAAAAACAATGAGTGGGCGAATATCGAGAATAATCTAGAGCAAGACGGAACTGATCGTGCTGATTCCCTTAACCTGATTCCTGATTCCCTTAACCTGATTCCCTCTACCCCAGAGCCGAAAATCGGGAAGACAGTTGACGAAATGTTTACTGAATTTTGGGAAATATATCCAAATAAAAAATCTGGACCAAAAGCAGCCAAGGAAAAATTCAAAAAGATTAATTTCAAAAAACACAGCTTTGAATTAATCATGACTTCACTTGAAAAACACATTCAGTCACTTGATTGGATCAAGGAAGGTGGAAAGTTTATTCCTCATGCCACTACTTGGATTAATCAAGAACGTTGGAATGCTGATATTGGATCTACTCAACAAACAAGTGGGTTCAACTCAAATTATGGGTATCAGTCTTCACAACAACAAACCATTTCTGAACAAGCGAAATGGGATGAGTTCCTAAATCAAAATCAGATTTGGGATGTCACACCAAAAAAGCCGTTACTGATTGAGGGGGTGGGTCATGCGTGAGTTCACCTTTGAAGACGCTTTACGTCTGATTACTAAAATGCGTGGGTTTTACGGGAAGAAATTCGCAGATCAATGGGCAGGCGTAGATCCTAAGGATATCGCTGAATCAATGGTTGAGTGCTTTCAAGGATTAACAGCAGAAGATTTCAAACGTGGTGTAACCAAGATGATGAAATCAACATTCTGCCCGTCAATTCCAGAGTTTCGTTCTTGGTGTGAGCCTAAAGCATCAGATTGGTTAGATGCGCATGAAGCTTGGGCAATAGCTAAAAACTCAATCGAATATGGCACTGGTCGTGAAATGACTGTGGTGTGGACTGAGCAAGCCGCTAAAGCATTCGAGAAGTGTGCTGACTTAGTTGCAACCGGTGACAAGTTCCAGCTGGCAGAAGCTAAAAAAATCTTTGTGTCTATCTACGAACGCTTAGTGACTGAAGCAAAGGACCAAGGATTAAAACCAGTTTACAACGTGAGCTTAGGTGTAGATCCGGATCAGCGCATTACTGCAATCAAACAAGCAGAGGTTGCAGGCTTTCTCTCTACTCAAGAAACACAGCTTCAACTTGAACACAAGCAAACCAAGGAAGAGCAGCAGGCTGATAACGAGCGATACAAAACGATTGCACAGAAAGCAATTGCGGAGTTACGCGAAAAGCTAAAGATCCAAGCACCAGTCAACAAAATGGCTGAGGAAATTAAACAAGTCCAAGAATGGGAACTAAAACCAGACTCAGAATATTGGGCAGACCCATTTGATCAAAAAGAACAGTACATCGAAAGCTTAAGAGCAGAAGGCAAGCCAGTACCTTTTGCATTACGAGGTGCAGCATGAAGAAAGTAGATGCATTAGAACAATTTAAAAGTTGCGGCATGTCTTACACAGAAATCTTGCGCTTAAGAAAGGAATATGTGCAGGGCATTCGTACAGATGAAACTAAAAAAGCAAATGCAATTTATCAAAGAATGCTTAGACGTGGTTGGGCAACAAGATTAAAAGAACGGTGCAAGGGGCTAAATCATGAGACTAACTGAACAACAGCTAGAAGCAATTCAAAACAAGCGAAATAACGCACAAAAAGGCATATTACAGCGCGATAAAAGCAAAAGTGATGCAAGGGTACTAGGAAGATTAAAACAAGGCGCTATGAACAAAACAGAGCGTAAATACAACGACTACCTAGAAAGCAGAAGAATGAAAGGTGAAATCCTTTGATTCAAGTTTGACTGTATCAACCTGCGTTTGGCTGAAAAGACGTTTTATAAGCCTGATTTTTTCGTACTTACAAGTGATTTTGAGTTGCAAGTACATGAGGTCAAAGGTCATTGGGAAGATGATGCGCTAGTAAAGATCAAAGTAGCTGCTGAATTGTATCCATTTTCATTTAAATCCGTGCATTGGAATACGAAAAACAATGCATGGGATGTAAGACAGTTTTAGGAGCGTGAGAGGTGAATATGCGTGTTGATAGTACAGCTTTTACAGACAACCCTCGCGCACGCGCGCGTTTTCTCGAGACTAAGAAAAAAGCCAAAGAATTCTTGCGCCAACGCCGAGGCTATAAACGCCCAGACTTCAATCGCATGATTCTAGATTTACGCAATTTAGGCTGGTCACACGAAAAGATTGCATACGTCCTTGATGTGTCGGGTGGCAGCACTGTTTCTTCTTGGTCAACTGGATCCATTCCAGAGTACATACACGGTGAGCAATTCATCATGTTGTGGCAAGAACAAACAGGTATTGAGCGAGTGCCACGTGAAGGCGAATGGCAAACATATAAATACGATATTGGGCAGCTTGATCTACTTGAAACGTTAGACGTATTCGCTGAACAGTTAGATGAGGAATTACAACAATGAAACCAGAACAGTTTATTCGTGAGTTTGGAGAAAAGAAGGCGAGAGAGTTACTTAACGCTGATTCTGATTTTAAAACTTACTGCCTAATTGATAAGTCTTTTTGGGGTGAGTCTGAGGGTGCTTGTAGTTTTTGTGTTGATCTTGATGGCCTCAAGCGTCTCGTGGAGTCGGTTGATCGAGTTAATGCATTTGGTGGCTTAAAGGACGCAAAAGCAGTCGTAAAGATGGGTAAGCACTACAAGTACTTGAAAGCCCACATTAGTAATTACGAATCAATATACGGAGGCGGGGATGAATCTTGAACAATGGCAACGAAGTAAAAAGATAAAAGCCGAAGCAGAGGCAGCAGCTAAACGCACAGTTGAACGTGTGTTGAATACCATAAAGGAGCCAGTCATGAGTGAGTTTAAAGTTGGGGATTGGATAGTGCGTACAGACAAGCGCACTGAATCTATCTATCAAATTACAAGTATTCAAGAGGGCCTAATCAAATGCACTTTCAAAAAGAATGGTGAAGACTGGAGGCTTCATACAACCAAGGGTGAAATCGAACATGCAACACCAGAAGAAATAGCAGCAGGCCACCGCATTGATAAACCATCGAATCCGAGGGAATTAGAAACCCTAGACAAACCAGAAAACCACATTTCGCCTAATTGCAAAGTGGAGGATGTGTGATGGATAAGTGTAGAGAAGAGTTTCAAAAGGCCTTTCCGATCCCTGCACATTGGATTGAGTTTGATGAAAAAGCAAATAGGTACTATTGCCCATATGTTGCAGATGCCACAGCTTCTACGTATCAGTCTAAGTGGGTTGTATGGCAGCACCAGCAAGCGAAAGTGGAGGAGCTTAAAGCCACAATAAAAGGTAACCATGGGCGCATTGCAGAACTTGAGCGCTTAAACCGTGTGAAGGCTCAGGCAATTATTGATTTGCATCAAGAAATTACAGAGCTTAAAGCATCTCATCACGGTGAAGTGATTGGTCATGAAGTTCACTTTAAAAAGATCAAGCAAGAGCGTGACGAGCTGCAAACCTTATACACCCAACAAGGCATAAACATGCTGAAGCTGCAAAAGCAGGTGGATGCGGCACTGAAAAAATTAGACAAAAGACGTGATGAATTGTGGTCAAAGTGGAAATGGCAAGCAGATATGCAGGATCAGGGAGCGGCTAATGCTTTTGAAGAAGCATATTGGATTTTAGAGCAAGCGCTCAAGGGTGGCGGGGATGAGTGACTACATGAACATGACACTTGAGCAGCTTCAGCAAGAACATGCTGAGTTGCTTGAGTTTAATGAGACTCTTGATAAGAAATACAAGCATCATGCAGCACGAGCTGAAAAGTACAGACGCAAGTGTGAATCTATAGCAAGTTTATTCGTCGTTCCTAGTGAAAATCACCAAATGACAATTAAAGCAATCCAAACAATTTTGGAAAGGGTTGGTGACCAATGACCACATTCAAAGAGGCTTGCAACCATGAGTACCAGTACTGCTGGATTTATAAGGCGTATTTGTGTATCTATTGTGATGAGATGAGGAAGGTGGAATGAATACTTTCTTAATGATTATGGGTATTTCTGTTTACATATTAGCTTTCATTCTTGTAGTGGCGAAACAGATTACTACATCGACTGCTATTAAGTGGACAAAGTGGGATGAGGCAAAGCCAGTAATTTTATTATTTGTTGCAATCGTAATGGTTGTTGCGCCAATCACTTATTTTATGGAGCTAATACCATAAGCAATTAGCCGCAATCACCCAACAAACCCCAACTTAATAAACACAACACTAGCCCTATTCACAACGAATGGGGCTTTTTCATGGCTGCGAATAAACGAGAAATTAAAACACCGGGTGTGACTGCTGAGCCGAATCAAGATCAACAACAAGCACAAACACCAGATACAACCCAAGACACTTCAACTAAAGATCAGGCTGAGGCTGCTTTAGGTCATATCACAGGTGGGGATGATCAAAGTACGGGTGAAACTGGTCCAACTCAAGAAGAACTATTGCGCCAAGAGTTAGAGCAAATGCGCGCTCAAATTGCCGAGCTAAAGAAGTCTACGCAACCAGAAGCGCCAAGTGCCGCTGGTGCAGTACAGCCTAAAAAACGCGTTCCTGTTTTGACTGAAAAGGGCTGGTCAACTAAGGAGGCGGACTAATGTGCGGAGGCGGATTAGGAAAAGTTCTTTCATCTGTGACTGACATGTTTGGCCTCACAGACACAAAAGGTGCTTCAAAAGGTTTTGATGCAGAAGCAGCAGATGCAGCAGCTAAAAACCAAGCTCAATTAGATGCTAATGCAGCAACGGCAGAGCGTCGTAAACGTAATGCTTCAACTGTTTTGGCTTCTGCTTCAGACAACCAAAAGAAAACAACTTTAGGCGGCTGATATGAGTGAGCTAGTAGCAAGGTTATGCAAACGCTTAAGCGAGCTTAAAGCAGCGAGAAACCGCTTAGAACCGCATTGGTCTGAGTGCTATCGCTATGCGGCCCCTGAGCGTCAGCAATCGTTTATAGGTGATGATGTAACAGATACACGTAAGACACAACGAGCTGAGCTATTAGATTCAACACTATCAGAAGCAACGCAATTACTTGTATCAAGCATCATTTCAGGAACCACGCCAGCTAACGCGCTGTGGTTTAAAGCTGTGCCGAATGGCGTTGATGATCCAGCAGAGCTAACAGAAGGTGAGAAGTGGCTTGATGAAGTGTGTCAATTCATTTGGCGCAACATTCACGGGGCTAACTATGATAGTGAAATCTTTGATTTAGTTCTCGACTGTGTGGTTGCAGGTTGGGGCGTAATGTATGCCGATGTAGATCGTCATGCAGGTGGCGGTTATGTATTCCAGACATGGGATATCGGGCAATGTTATCTAGCTTCAACACGTCAAGATCAGAAAGTTGACACGCTCTATCGTGAATATGAAATGACGATGGCTGCGCTAGTCAATGAGTATGGCGAAAACAAGGTCAGTGAGAAGGTCCGCAACACTTACAAGTCAAAGCCAGATTGCAAGGTTAAGGTCTTGTGGGTAGTTGAGCCGCGTAAAACTGGCTACATCAAAGGTGATCGTCAATTGATGCCGAAGGAAATGCCTTTTGCGTCATATCATGTTGAAGTTGATGAAAAAAATGTCCTACGAGAGACAGGCTACAACGAATTTCCTTTTGTAATTCCACGCTTTAGAAAGATTCCAAATTCAGTTTATGGAACTGGTCAAGTCTCTATTGCTTTGCCGGACGCTAAAACAGCTAACAAGTTAATGCGTGACACGTTGCGTAGTGCCGAAATATCAACTCTAGGCATGTATGTAGGTAAAGATGATGGCACTTTTAACCCTCGTACAGTGCGTTTAGGTGGCGGAAAGATCATTGTTGTTAATGAAATTGACGCATTGAAACGCATTGATGACGGCAAGGGTTATCAAGTTGGCGTTGATTTGTTAGCTCATCTTCAAGGTGCAATCCGTAAAAAGATGATGGCAGATCAGTTACAGCCTGCCGATGGCCCGGCAATGACAGCAACCGAAGTGCATGTACGTGTTGACTTAATTCGTCAGCAATTAGGGCCGCTGTATGGTCGTTGGCAAGCTGAATTATTAACGCCTTTGTTAGAACGTACTTTTGGGCTTGCTTATCGTGCTGGCGTAATTGGTGAAGCGCCAGAAGAAATGCAGGGCCGTAACCTGTCATTCAAGTTTATTTCTGCTTTGGCCCGTTCACAGCAATTGGAAGAAGTCACAGCAATTGAGCGCTTCTTAGCTGGAATGTCGAACGTAGCTCAAATAGATCCATCAATCCTAGACAACGTAGACATGGATGCCGTAGCGCAAGTTTCAGGCATGGGCTTAGGTGTGCCTACAGCAATTCTACGTACTCAAGATCAGATCGATGCAATCCGTAAGCAGCGTCAGGAAGCACAGCAACAAGCTGCACAACAAGAACAAGAGCAGGCCTTAGCACAACCACTCGCTAATGCAGTCGGTAAGGGCCTTGAGTCTGAATTAACTAGTGAGACACGACAATGATTAATGCCCTTTTTGTAGTTGCAGTTCTGGCCTTTATTGTGGCTGCTGCATTTGCCCTAGCTTACAAAGTTAGTGGTGAGGAATGGCAGGAAAAGTATTGGGCTGAGAACCGCTTGCACTTAGATACCACCATTCAATTATCTAAGTCACAAGAGGAATTGAATAAAGCCAATTCACGTATTCAGCAGCTTGAAGAAAGCCTCCGCAACAAGGAACAGAAGCCCGAAGAAGTTGGAACTTTTGTTCAACACAGAGCATTACGCCCAGCAACGCCAGAGACATACCGTGTCGTGTTTGATCTGGACCTGAACGGGCAACGCATTCTTGAGCATCTGACTCAAAAGTATTGCCGTAATGCCTTCTCAAATACAGATCGTGAAACCAATTACAAGCTTGGTCAACAAAGCGTTGTGGCTGGAATCATCAATGAAATCAACAAAGCAAATGACCCAAATTACAGTGAGGTAGAGAACGATGCTTAATGAACAACAAGAGACAAACACAGAAAACGTTCAAGCAACTGAACAAACTCAAACAACACCTGTGGATACAGCAACGCCACCAGTTGAGAGCCAAACTCAAGAGCAGAAACAGCCAGAAGCTGAAACAGAAACCAAGCCAGATATTCCTGAATCTGCTGACGCTTACAAAGTGGAGTTGGAAGGCTTTGATTTCGATGCATTCAAATCTAATGAAGATAACAAAGCTTTTTTAGAAAGTGCTCATCAAGCTGGTGTAACCAATGAACAAATGGCTGTGGTTATGAAGGCTTACGAGCAACACACAGCCGTGCAAGTAGAAGCTCTTCAACAGGATTGGGGTAACGATTACGAAGCGAACTTACGTTTCGCCAATCAAGCAATTCAAGCGGCTGGTCTGCAAACAACAGATGTTGACTCTCCAACATTCGGTATTCGTCTAGCAGCCTACTTTGGCAAGGCATTACAAGAAGATATGCCGCCTCAAAACACCCAACAAAGCGGTGCCGAGAACATTCAAGAATTAATCGCATCAGAGGCATACATGGATGAAAGTCATCCCGACCACAAACGTGTCACTGCCCAAGTTCAAAGTTATTACCAAAAAGCATACGGCTAGGGGGCTAACCAATGGCGAATGAAAATAAAATTACGGCAGCGTTTGTACAACAGTTTCATGACACGTACGAAGTTGCCTCAATGCAAAATGAGTCACGATTACTTAAAACAATTGTGAACCGTGGAAAAATTGTCGGTGAATCATTCACTGTAAATGATATGGGTCAAGTCGAAATGTCACCTTCTGGTGCGCGTTTTGGTAATACTAATTGGACTATTCCAGACGCTGGCGTGCGTACAGCGCTTATGTCAGATTGGGATTTATTTATTCCGATTGAGAACCGTGATATTCCAAAGTTAAAGGCGCATCCAAATGACAAGTACATGAAGAACTTGGTTAGTGCCCGCAATCGTACGACAGATGACATCATTTACCAATCTCTAATTGGTAGTGTTACACGCACCACTGTAGATGATGCAGGTTCTAAAACTGTTTCTCAGGTTGCTTTACCAAACACTCAGATCATTCTTTCAAGTTTTGGACCACTGAAAAAGCAAATCATTAAGGCAAAAACCCTATTCCGAACCAATGAGTGTGACGAAAAGAATGGGGAAAAATTATATATGATCTACGATTCACATATGATGGAAATCTTCCTTAATGATACTACTCTCACCAATGCTGATTACTTGAAAATTCAGATGCTTCAAGAAGGTCAAGTAACAACGAATTGGCTTGGTGTTGAGTGGATCCCTTACGAAAAACTCAACAATGGTGCTGGCGGTGCTACAGAGCGTCGTACAGTGATGTATGCGGGAACTGCTGCACACTTTGGTGATGCAGACATTACAGGTTTTGATATTACTACTCGTCCAGACAAGAAGAATATCAAACAGGTTGGTGGCGTTCACTCATTTGGCGCGGCTCGTGCCAATGAGAAGAAAGTGGTTGCTATCGACTTCTTAGTGTAAGTGCTTTCGCCCCACTGTTAGGGCAGGCGGTGGGGTGCTTTTTATACTCAATAAAGGAAAATAATCATGTCAGATGAAAATAAATTGGAACAAGAAATCCAAGCGAAAGGCCTTAATGCTCCGCGTTTAACCCCTCAACACATTGACAGCGTAATTGTTGGTGAGACTTATACGAATCTCCCTGATGGTCGAACTGTTATCTGTCAATTAACTTTGAAGAATGGCTTCACTGTAGATGGTAAATCTGCATGCGTAAGTAAAGACAACTTTAATCAAGAAATTGGTAATAAGATTGCGCGCGACAATGCACGTGAAAAGATTTGGGAACTTGAAGGGTATTTATTGAAAGAAAAGCTTTATCAGGCCGAGTTAGATAAGCAGTTCTAACACCCAACAAAACACATCAAAACCCCGAAGAAACTATCCAAAAAGCTTCGGGGTTTTCTTATGTCTGTATCTAAAGTCACCATTTGCAATAATGCATTGAGCATGATTGGCGGGCAACAAATTGCAAGTTTTGAGGAAGACTCAAAATTAGCTCAAACGTGCCGTAATATCTATGACACTACGCGTTTATCAATACTGCGCTCACATCCTTGGTCATGCGCCAAAAAACGGCAAATCTTATCTCCAGTCTCTACATATCCAAGCTTTGGCTATGCTCATGCATTTCCACTACCTAGTGATTACGTTCTGATTATTTCGGCTAACACTGAACGTTATGAAGTCGAGAACCGATATATCTTGGCCGACACTGAAGTAATTCACCTTGAATACGTTTTTGACAACGATAATGAGCAAACTTGGGATGCAATGTTGGTTGAAGCCATGACGTACAAAATGGCATCTAAACTTTGTAAACCGGTCACAGGAAGTGATGCGGCTGGTCAATCAGCAGAAGCACAATTCCAGTTTTTGATTAAGCAAGCACGTACCGTGAATGGTAAAGAGCGACCAAGTCAAGACGTTCAATACGCAGAATCAAGTTACTATTGGGAGCGCTTCTAATGAGACAATGGATTCTAAAAAATAACCTGAGTTCTGGTGAGTTAAGCCCGTTACTTTGGACTCGTACAGACATTCAGCAATATGCAAACGGTGCCAAAAAATTGCTTAATGCATTGCCTTTGGTTGAAGGTGGGGCAAAGAAACGACCAGGCACTAAGTTCCGGTCAAAATTTGCAGGGGCATTACGTTTAATTCCGTTTATTGCAAACTCAGAAAACACCTATTTGCTTATTCTCGGTGTGTCTTTCCTCAAGGTTTACAACCCAAGAACTTACGCAGTTGTTTATGAAGCTGTGACACCTTACAACACGGCCCAAAAAGTACGTGAAGTACAGTACGCACATACTAAATACCGCATGTATTTTGTACAAGGTGATACACCTGTACAGCGTTTACTATGTTCAGCCGACTTTACTAACTGGCAATTTGCGGCTTTTACCTTTGGTGTGAATCCCAACGATGAGCTTGGCAGCACTCCAAACGTTGCTTTATCGCCATCCGGCACCGAAGTTGGGAAAGTCATTTCCTTAACTGCTTCATCGTTTCCAAACTGGACAAACACAGAGACTTACTTAACTGGTGATCGGGTTATTCACAATAGTAAGACTTGGCGAGCAACCGCAGACAATAAGGGAGTAGAGCCTTCTGCGACTACACCAGAATGGGAAGAAGTAACTAACGAAGCTGCAAACGTTTTTACACCTGCAAGTGTTGGATCAATTGTTGAAATTAATGGTGGACAAGTCAAAATCACGGAATATGTGGATCCATCCCGTGTGAACGGTGAAGTTCTGGTAAAACTTACTTCCGATGTGCAGGCAATTGCTAAATCTTGGGTTTTAAAAAGTATCGCTTTTAGTGCTGAGGCAGGCTATCCAAAGGCAGTGTGCTTCTTTAAACAGCGATTGGTATTTGCCAATACGAAAACAAGCCCTAATCAGATGTGGTTTAGTCGCATTGGTGACGATGGTAATTTCTTAGAGACAACTCAGGATGCGGATGCGTTTAGCATTGCTTCAAGTTCAGCCCAATCTGACAATATTTTGCATCTATCACAGCGTGGTGGCGTGGTTGCATTAACTGGTGGTGCTGAGTTCTTAATTAACTCGCAAGGTCCATTGACACCAGCTTCAGCACAGATTGATGAGCACACTTCTTATGGTGTTCAGGCGAATGTTAAGCCTTGCCGCGTGGGTAATGAGCTTCTCTTTGTACAACGTGGTGGAGAGCGCTTACGTGCTATGTCATACCGTTATGAAGTTGATGGGCTTGTCTCGCCTGAATTGTCACAAATTGCCCCACACATACCTGAAAACCATGCAGGAATTAAAGAATTAACATTCCAGCAGACACCAAACTCTATTGTATGGATTGTTATGGGTGATGGTGCAGTCTCAAGTATCACACTAAACCGTGATCAGGAAATGAATGCTTGGTCTCAGCATGATTTTGGTGGGCAGGTTTTATCTATCTGCGCCTTGCCAACGGGATTAGGTGAGGACCAGTGTTTCATGCTTACTAATCGCAATGGCTCTACAGTTTTGGAAGAGTTTAGCGAGTCTGCACAAAGTGATTGTGAATTTGATATCAACATAACTAATGGCGTTGGGTCTATCTTAAATCTTGATATTCAGGTTTTAGATAATCCACTGGTTAATTTTAATAATGCGGATGGATATTTCTATTCAACTTATACAGTAAGTGGCACCAACATTAAGCTATCTAACACTGATCTAACCCAAACAGTACATCTTGGCCAACCGTTTAAAACTGAAATCGACCTATTGCCGCCAGACTTTAGCCAAGTACCAACAACTGCAATGTTTCATAAGATTCAGGTGCATGAGATGACTATCTTTTTGAATGCGTCAGTTGGTGGGTATATCAATGGTCAAGAGTTATCTACCAAGTATTACAACCAATCAGCGTTCGTAAATTTGCCATATACAGGTTATGTAGTCGATTCATTTGTTGGTTGGCAATCATTACATGAGCTTGAGGTCAAGATAACACACGACAAACCTATGCCTTTACACATGCAAAGTATCTCTATGTTGGTATCAATTAATGAGAAATGAGATGCAAGTACGGGCAGCAAACTTAAGTGATTTAGATACGCTTGTTGATTTCGGCAAGCGTCTCACCAAAGAATCGCCAATCTTTTCAAAACAAGGATTTGATGAGCAAAGCGCATCTGATCTATTCGAATATTTAATCAAAAAACATAACTCAATTTTCCTAGCTTTAGATGAATATCAAAATCCAGTTGGCACAGTCATTGGTGTTATTGAAATGGACTGGCGAACAGGGCACAAATTAGCTTTTGAACAAGGCGTTTATGTTCTTCCTGAGTACCGTAAATCTAATATTGCCAAGCTTTTAGTGAACACTTTCATTGGATGGGCACAGCTTAAAAATGCTGACCGTATCCAGATCGGAACCATGACAGGCATCCATGCAGATAAAACAGTAAAACTCTATGAAAGCCTTGGCTTTAATTTGATTGGCTATGTTCTTGAGATGGAGGTTTAAGCATGTGCAAAGGTGGTGCTATTTCTTCTGGCCTTGAAGCTGTTGGCAATATTTCAAATGCGCTTATGGCTGACGCAACGGCTAAGGGTAATGCAAAAACAATTCAATCTGTTTCCAAAGTTCAAAGCAAAAAGATTAAAGAACAAGGCCAACGTGACGCATCAAGTGCTATGGCTGCGGCTGCTGAAAATGGCTTGGATGTAAATGTAGGTGCACCAGTTGTAATCAGTGATGAGATTATCTCAGATGCGTCTTACAACGCCTTATTAAACCAAATGCAGGCAGGTTATGCGGCTGCGGATGTTCGTCGACAAGGTAAGGCGCAACGTAACAATTACGGTATGAAGGCAGCAAGCAATATTATTGATAGTGCAGCTCAAGCTTATGGGTGGAAATAATGCGTATTCCTATTTCTCGTGGTCGTGAAGCGCCACAAGCTCAAATGCAATCTTTTACTCCTAACACTGGCTTAGCCGAAATTGGCCGTTCTATTGGTGGGGCAATACAGGCGCGTGATGATCAACAACGCCAGCAAGAAGTTACAGCTAAAAACCTTGAGCTCTTCAACAACCAACTTGCAGAAAAAGAAGGCAAGTTAAAGCTTGATGAATCATTATCTACTGACTTCAATGACAAAGTGGTGGACATTAAGAACCGCCTTGGTAATGGTGTAATCACTACAAAGCAAGCCGATGAAGAACTTAACACTTGGTCGAATGCTAAGTTTTCTGAGCTACAAAACAGCTTGCCGGGTCACGCTCAGGAAGATTTAAAAAAATACTGGGATAGCAACGTAACGCGCCAACGTACTTCTTTCTTGCCTTTACAGTTACGCGCAGATGAGCAAAAAGGCGGGGTTCTAGCTGATCGGTTCTTCGATGTGGCAACACGTATGGATCGTGAAGCAGGCAAAGAATATCTTTTAAAAAACATTGTTGGCTTGCCATTGTCTGAAGCTCAGAAAAGTGAACTCACAAATAAATATGAGACAACACGCGACATCACAGATATTAACTCGCGTATCACAACGGCAATTGCACAAAACAGTGTTGAAGGACTTCAAGAAGTTGCGACAGGTCTAAAAGACTATAAGTTTATTAATGGTCAAGCGGTACAAAAATTCCAGACTGAAATTCAAAGTAAGATCACAACGCTGCAACAACGTCAGCAGGTGCAAGAGAATAAGCGGATTAATGAAGCTGAAAAAGTTCTAAATGAGTATAAGCAAAATGTTTTAACAGGTCGTCCGATGGATTTGACCTATCAAACTAATGTAGAAAAAGCCGTTAAAGGTACACCTTCTGAAACTGAATATAATTTCTATACTAAGCAATCTAGTGATTTTTTGAGGTTCCAGAAGCTATCTACTGATCAGCAATTGGCTGAGATCAATAAGCGAAAAGCCAATATGAAAAATTCATCTTCCGCTGATGCAGTTGCAGAAAATAAAATCTTGGCGACCTATCAAAGCATTTACGACAACAAGCTTAAAACTGCTAAGGAAAACCCGACTCAGGCATTGCGTGAAAAAGGTATTGAGCTACCAGAAGTAAATCCATTAACACTAAAAGTTAATCCTAGTGCCTTTGCTAAAAACATTGTGACAATTGGTTCTTATCAAGTAGCACAGCGTGATAAGGACCCAAATGCAACGATTAAGCCTATTCCAAATGAAGCGCTTCCAGCTGCAAAGCAAGCATGGGAAGAAGCAACCGTAGATCAAAAGTTAAATTTGATTAGTTCTATGATTGCCCAAACCAAAGGCATTAAAAACGGTGCAAAAATTTGGGGTGAGGCGTTAGGCCAGTTGGGCAATGGCGATGCTGCTTATCAAATGGCAGGTTATGCACGTGCAAATAACTTCCGTTCTGATGCGGGCTTGGATGTTGCAACTGCAATTGTTGCAGGCAAACAGGCTCTAAAAAATAAGCAAATGATTCAGCCTAAAGATGCCCTGTTAAAAGAAAAATTTAACAAGTACGTAGGGCAATCGGTTTCAGGTGAAACAGCCAATCTTAACTATGCTGCTTTCCAAGCTATCTACGCATACTTAACTGAAGCACGTGGGCAAACCCATAAAGATGCGGATGAGTACAAAGAAGAAATAGGCCGTACTGCATTGGGCCTTGCTACTGGTGGTGTTTATACGCAAAGCGGGCGATTCAAGGACTATACAGATCGTGGCATTTCAGACTGGAAAGTATCTAAGCCTTATGGAATGACTGATGCAACTTTTGAAGCAAAAATTCAAAAGGGTTATGCAGATATTTCTAAAGCTACAGGTATGTCAGTAAACGACTTAGACAACTTCCGGTTGGCTCGTTCACCAACCAAAGCAGCCAATGGTGACTTGATGTATGACCTTATCAATGAACGTGGCCGTCCTCTCGTTGTCAAAGGAAATGTTTGGCGCATCCGCATGAATGGGGTAGATAAATAATGAGTAACTGGTTATCAGATTTATCTAGCGAAAACCAACAGGACTTTGAGAAGCTCAATAGTCAGGGGTTACAGCATCCAGATACTCGGCCAAATGATCCGGGTGTCTTCGATGGCGCTATCTCTTCACCTTTTCGCGGCATGGCAATTGGCCTTAACAAAGTTGGTGATGCAATTTCGGCACCAATCGATGCCGTCGTAGACCGTGTTAGCTATAGTCTGAAAGACGTCTCTACAAACGAATTTATTGAACCGTATGAAGAGTTTAAGGCTAAGCGTGAAAAGGCCCGCGACAATTTGGTTTATGGAACTATTGCTGACCTAGAAGACAAAGACAATACAGGCATTGTCGGGAATATTGGTGTTGGCATAGGTGATTATCTCTGGCGTGGTGCTCTAGGCGTTGCTACAGGTGGAACCTTAGGCGCAGCCACTTTAACAGGTGGTTCAACTGGTAATTACGTCTATACCGATTTAACCCGTAAAGGCGTAGATGAAAACACAGCTTTGAAAGTAGCTGGTGTAAATGCTGTCGGTGATGCAGTTGGCACAGCTCTGCCTATTAGCTATGGCTTCAAAGGTTCAGGTGGTTTAGTTGCCGATGCTGCATTGTCGGTTGGTGGCGCCACTGGCTTAAACACTGGTATGCAATATGCAAGTGAGCAGCTTCTAAAATCTAAAGGCTATGATAAGCAGGCGAAGCAATATGAAGTTACAGGCGAATCTGTGGCTACTGACTTACTTATTAACTCATTAATGTTTGGTGGTGCACGTTACTTAGGTTCCCGTCAAAATAAACTAGACCAAGACGTTGACGCTGAAATTAACCAGCTTAATTCAGATGACATCGAAACTAGAAATGACCAAGTTAATGACGCTCTAGTTAGAAATAGTTTTGAGTTTGAAGATACAACTTTACCTGTTCAAACTACAGATCCAGTTCAGCAAAACAAGCACTATCAAAACCTAGATGCTGCTACTGAACAAATCTTAAAAGGCCAGCCAGTTAGTGTGCCTAACACAGTGCAAGGAGAGCCGCGTAGAAACACGATTGATTATGCAACTAGCTCACTACCTACCAATGCAAAACAGATTGCACTACGCGCAAAACAAGACGGTATAGACCCTAGTGTTGCTCTGACAATTAGTCATATCGAAACAGGCGGCAAATTTAATCATACAGCGCAAAACCCAACATCAAGCGCTTACGGCCTTTTCCAAGTCTTAGATGACTCTTGGAAAAACTTAGGCGGTAAAGACCGCAACAATGTTGATGAGCAAATTCGTATCGGCTTAAAACACATTAAGCAGGCTAATAATTACATACGTAAGAACTTAGGTCGTGATCCGGTTGCACATGAGCAATATTTAGGTCACTTACTTGGACCAGGGGGAGCTGTCAAAGTTCTTAAAGCTGATCCTAGCCGCCCATTAATTGATGTAGTGCGTTCGTACGATGCTAAAAATGCCGATGCTATCGTTAAAAATAACGGTATGTCTGGCATGACAGTTGGCGAAGCTATTAACAAATGGCGCAGCAAATGGAACCAGTTAAGCTCACGATATGGCGGTGAAACAAGCACAGCCCATGGGATGGATGGTTCAAGCTATGATTTCGCTTATGAAGTGAAAGATTGGGCTGATTTAGTAGCATCTAACGACCAGTTATATGGTGTGAATCCGCTTTATCCAAGTGAACTACAGCCACGTGACCGAACCCGTGAAGCATCACGCCAGCAAATTGAACGCATGGCCGATGACTTAAAGCCTGAATTATTGGGCGAATCTCCAATGTTGTCAAACGGTGCACCAATCATTGGCCCCGATAATGTTGTCGAATCTGGGAATGGCCGTACATTGGCTATTGGTCGCGCTTATGACAATGGCCGGGCAGATGCATACCGCGAATTTGTTCAGAACTGGGCAAATAGTAGAGGCATGGATATATCCGGTTTAAATCAGCCTGTTTTAGTGCGTACACGTCTTAGTGATGTTGACCGTGTAGCTTTCTCCCGTTTAGCCAATGAAAGCGATGTAGCGCAATTCAGTGCAACTGAGCGTGCTATGAGTGATGTTGATCGTCTACCAGATTCAACACTACTAAAAATCAATAATGATGGTTCAATCAATATTGATGGCTCTATGGATTATGTCCGTAGTTTTGTAGATCAATTGCCACAGTCTGAGCGCGGATCAGTTATCACAAGTGACGGGCGCTTATCGCAAGAAGGGAAACGCCGAATTGAATCTGCAATTGTACAGCGTGCTTATGGCGATTCTAACCTTGTAACTCGTTTATCTGAAAACCTAGATGATGACAGTAAAAACGTTCTAAACGCCTTACTCCGAGCAGCTCCGCAACTTTCACAGCTTAATGACTTAGTGAAACAAGGTGGTCGCTTTGAGAACACTATTTCTCAAGACTTGGCGCAGGCAGCGCAAAAACTTACAGACCTAAAAGCAAATGGCTTACAGGTTCGTGACTATTTAAATCAAGGCCAACTTATTGATGATGGATTAAGTGATGGAGCAAGAAGATTTCTTGAGGTCTTTGATAATAACCGCAAGAGCGCAAAGGCGATTAGTGAATCCATTAACTCTGAGATTCAGGCCATTGAAAACATGGGCGACCCGCGACAAGGCTCGTTGTTTGGCGAAACACCAGAAGAACAAGCCGCGCTTGATGTGATTTTCTCAAATCCTGATCAACCGATTGCAGTGAGTCGTATTAATTCAATGGGTGAACCAGAAGAATTCACCATGACATTACGTGATTATCACGCTGAACTTGAAGCAGAAATTAAGCAATCTGAGCAAGATATTTTAGCAGCACAAACCGCCTTGAACTGTGCTTTACAATTTGGAGCAGCATAAAAAATGAAAGAACAATGCAAACAAGCGGTAGCTAAAGCACTAGGCAAGCAATCCCTTACAGCTCAAGAAGCTACGGATATTGAAGCACGTATTAATGAAACGATGCGTAATCTTGCACGCAAAGATATTGATAAATGGCGCAATTTATCTGACTCAGAAAAAATGACAGAAGCTGCTAAACAAGTTGCTATCGATATTCAAGAACAGTTAAAGCGCAAGCATAAAATAGCTGCTCAGGACATTCTTAAACAGTCCCAAAACATTGCAGCTTTAGACCATGGCAAATTGTCATCAATGGAAGTCATAGACCGTATGGTTGCAGCGCATGGTGATATGTCTGGCATTCAGTCAATTGACTCTAAAGCCAGAGCAATAGCTTCCATATATCGTGGTGAGTTAATTGACTTCTACACCAACATTAAAGGCGGTTTAGGCATCTTCACAGATCAAGAGTTAGTGCAAAAAATTGTTCGTGAGCGCTTTGGTGAAAACACAGGCGATGCATTAGCTAAAAAGATCAGTGACAAGATGGGCGATGTTTTCGAAACCATGCGTGACCGATTTAACCGGAACGGTGGCGACATTGGAAAGCTAGACAATTGGGGATTGCCACAAACGCATAACCTAGAAAAGATCGCTAAAGCAGGGAAAGAAGCGTGGGTAAACAAAGCTGAATCACTTATTGACACACGCCAATATGTGCATGAGAACGGTGATTACTACTCAAAGCAAGAAATACGCTCATTGCTTGAATATACCTATGACACTCTATCAAGTGACGGTGCAAATAAAATTGAAGTTGGCCGACAAGCTACAGGTGGCGGTACATCAAAAGTAACTAACCGTCATGGTGAAAGTCGTGTCTTGCACTTCAAAGATGCCGAATCATGGCTTGAATATCAATCAGAGTTCGGCGGCATGCAGTTTGTAGACTTGGTCGAAGCTCATATTAATGGCTTATCGAAAGATATTGCCATGGTTGAGAATTTAGGTAGCAATCCAAAAACAGCTTTAAAAATTTTGATGGATGCCGCAGCCAAAAAGGACTGGGAAAAGGGGATTGAAGAAAACCAGACCAAGAGCAGCCGCAAACGTGCTCAGGTTATGTTTGATGAGTTTAGTGGTGGTAACTCTCCACAGTCTCAAGTACTAGCAAACTTAGGTCTTGCATATCGTTCAATGAACGTGGCTTCAATGCTAGGCGGCACCACAATTGCATCACTGGCAGATCAAGCAACTATTGCTAAAAATGCTAGTGTGCATAACGTGTCTTACCGTAAAGCTTTTGGTGGACTAATCGAACAGCTTAACCCAGCCAATAAAGCAGATCGGGAGCTAGCACATAGTTTAGGATTGGCTACTGAAGAAATGTTAGGCTCGATTGCGCGCTGGTCAGATGATGGGCTTACATCAACATATGGAAAATCTGAAAAATTAGCTCGTATATCAAGCGGGGTTGCTACTCAAGTTATGCGTGTTTCATTTCTCAATGCACTTACATCGGCTTCCAAAGTTGGGTTCACTAAGTTGCTAATGGAGAAATACGGCCGTTTAAGCCGCTCTAAGGCTTGGAATGACCTTGATGTACAAGATCGTGAATTGCTTTCAAATACGGGCTTAGATGAGCGAGCATGGCAGGTTTTCCAATTGGCTGAACCAGTCGTGGACCGCAAAGGTAATCAGCTCATGTCAGCGCGTTCTATCTATGAAATTCCTGATGAGAAACTTACAGCCTTTGGTGATCCAAAACAGGTGAAAGATCAAGTCGCCTCACAACTTCAAGCACACTTGCTAGATGAACAAGGTATGGCCGTGATTGAGGCAGGGCTTCGTGAACGCACGTGGATGACTGTAGGGGCTAAAGGTACCATCACAGGTGAAGTATTTAAGGGCTTAACTCAGTTTAAATCCTTCTCGGCAGCATTTTTAATGCGTCAAGGTAGTCGTATGGTCGCTCAAGAAGGCTTAAAAGGCAAGGCAGCATATGCAATACCCCTTATGGTCAGTATGACGTTGCTAGGTGGTTTGGTAGTACAACTACGTGAAATCCTAAACGGTAATGACCCACAAACAATTTATGATAGTAATGACCCTAAAAAGGCAACTAGCTTCTTTATGCGCTCACTAGTTGCTGGTGGTGGTTTGCCAGTACTTGGCGACATTCTTGTTGCTGGTACAGATACTTCGGGTCGCGATGCGAACTCTTTTGTATCTGGTCCACTTGGTAGTGATTTCACCGCTCTATTAGGCTTAACGGTTGGTAACTTAACTCAGTACAATGAAGGCAAGGACACCAATTTTGGCAATGAGGCTTTCAAATTTGTGAAAGGTAAAATACCAGCACAAAATTTGTGGTATACAAAAGCAGCAATTAACCGTATGTTCTTTGATGAAATACAAGACACTATTGCACCCGGCTATCGTGAGAAGGCTTTGCGTAAAGCAGAACGACAACAAGACCGCAAGCGTTTCTGGGGTGATGATGTTAGCGATATCCGTGCACCTGACTTTGAGAGGGTAGTCCAGTAAACCGCCCAACATACCACTACATAAGCCCTTGTATATATGAACTATATGCGAGGGCTTTTTTATGCGTGATGATCAAACAAAAGAGTTAGAAGAACTCACTGAGAAAATGACTGATGACCTTATTCAAATTGCATATGCAGCAAGTGAATGTGGTTTTGAAACACCTGAGGATCGTGGCAATAAAGTATGGCTCTATAAGGGACTCAACCAATGCGCCTCCGCTATCACAAAAGTTGAGCAAGTATTGGCCTATCGTAGAGGAACATTGCCGCCTTCAAGTACAGATGAGGATACGCAAAAGAAACATGAACAAAATCTAATTAAAAAAGCAGAAGCTGAAGCAGAAAAAATTAGACAACGGATGAGCTGATGACTAAACCAAAAATCAGCTTTCTAGCTTTCTTTTTAATTTGGGCAGATATACAGGGTTGGAAGGTTCCAGATTTCCATGCCCTTGTTTGTATTTTCCTAGAAAACTTTTATATCAAGGGCCGTACTGCACTGCTCATGATGCCGCGCGGGCATTCAAAATCTACAATTCTGGATGTTTTCAATGCATGGGTTATTTACTGCTGGCCCGAAACACAGATACTCCACCAAGGTACTACAGATGATGATGCCTATAAGTGTAGTAACGGGACTAAGTTAGTCTTAGAAAAGCATCCTCTTTGTGTTGACAATCCAGAAGTCAAAAGAAAAAAAGGTGAAACTGAACGCTGGTGGGTAGCTGGTACGGATGATGTCCGTTATGGAACCATGTTGGCAAAAGGCATTCTGTCGGGGGTAACAGGTCACCGCGCTCACTTCATCCAAAACGATGACGTTGAAACACCAAAAACAACGGGTTCACCAGAAGCCCGAGAAAAACTCACCTACAGACTATCTGAACAAACACACATTGCCTTTCCCGGTGCAAAGAAGCTTTGGATCGGTACGCCACACTCACATGACTCTCTTTACGACAAGATTAAAAAGCTACGTAAAGTAGATATATTGGTGCTCAAAATGTTTGAAAATGAAAAGCGCATTGAGAATGCATTAGCGGGCGGTAAATACCTTTTAGACTTTGAGCCAATACATGCTTTTGCTGGGATTGGGCAAGGGGCGAAATACCTTAGTAAAGGCCAAGACTACACTCTAAAAAAAGTAAATGATCTATATGAAGTGACTTTAGCTAATGATCATTACGTTGCTGATTTCTATTCAGAAGGTATTTGGGCAGAACGTTTTGATGCGGAAGAAATGGCATCACGCCGAGAGGAATGTAAAACCCTTAATGAATGGGATTCTCAATATCAAATGCACGCTAAACCTATTGGTGATGTGCGTTTAGACCCAGATAAGATCATAGCTTACAACTGTGAGCCAGTTCTTAAACGAGCCAATAGAACAACCATGTTTATGATTGGTGAGCGTCAAATTGTTGGCGCAACATTCCGCTGGGATCCATCATCAGGAAAGCTTAAGTCAGATATTTCATCTACTGCATTAGTCTTCCATGATGATATAGGTAATAAATATTGGCATAGATCGATTGCGCTTAAGGGCGAAGTAATTGAAACCGATGCAGATGGGCGCGTGATAGGCGGACAGGTTTGGCAGTTATGCAACATCATAAAGGAATTCCATTTATCTAAAGTCACTATTGAGACAAATGGTATCGGTAACTTTGCACCAGCAGCGTTAAAAGCTGCTCTAAAGACTCGTGGAATACGTTGTGGTGTAACAGAACAGCATTCAACTAAATCTAAAAATAAACGCATTTTAGATGGTATTGAAGGGCCTTTAATTTCTGGCCTGCTATGGGCTCATGTATCTGTACTTGAAGATGAGAACGGAGAAGATTCAGCACAAGTTAAACAGATGCGTGAATTTAACCCAGCTATTACCGATCAACCAGATGACTATTTAGACTCATTAGCAGGTGCAATCGTAGAAGCTCCTGAAAGGGTTGGTAAAACACTCAACCAAACAGACTATGAAGAAACGCCTAATTGGAGAACAAACGGTGGCGTACATGAAGCCGCCTTAGATTTCGAAAATTAGGGGTAGGCTATGTCAGTGCCAGTTCAAACGCCATCAAAAGAATATATTGCGAATGGAACAACAACTGCTTTTCCATTAGAGTTTAATTGTGATAAAGCAGAGTATTTAATTGTCACTCTTAATGGTGAAGAAGCGCCTGTAGGTTCATGGACATTGGCTAATGATACTGTCACCTTTAATGTAGCTCCAGTAAATGGTGTAGTTGTTAATCTTCAAAGAAATACGCCATTTCAGCGCACCACTAATTACCAACTTTATGACAACTCATTTCGTCCTTCTGCTGTAAATAAAGACTTTGATTTAATCTGGTGGAAGCTTCAGGAGTTAGGTGTAGCAGACTGGATTTTAAGTAATCGCATTAATGATCTGCGTGCTTATGTTGATAAGCAAGATAATGTCTTGCAAGACAATATTGATAGCTTAAAAAATTATGTTGATGACAAGGATGATGAACTTCGAAATTATCTTTTAAATGCAATCCAGGAACAAGGCGTTGCGCTTGATCAATTGGAAGAATATTACAGCTATCTAATGCAGCAACTCGCACAAGTCGCAATTGATCGCGGTTGGGCTGCTTCATTTATCGTATCGGCGGATGGATCAACGCAGCAGCAAGTCAACGATCGCATCGGCAACACATGGTATGCCAAGCCATTAGGCTATGAATTAAATGCCCGAGTCATGCTCACAAATGGTGACATTGTTCGCAGCACTGTTGCTAACAACACCGTAGATCCAAATGTAGATATGACGGGGTGGGTTTTAGATAATGCGTCAAGTCAAATTATTGATGCAGATGGAAATCCAATAACTATTAAACCAATTCCAGATTTTTCTAGCACTGAAACCTATATTGAAGGCAGCTTGGTTATTAAAGATGGTCTGCTTCAAAAATTAACAGGCGGGGTGTGGCGACCTAAGGCGGCTACATATTACGATTTTGGTGCTAAGATCGATGGTATAACTGATGATACTGATGCATTTATTGCTTATCATAAGAAGTTCAAAAAAGCCCATTTAGATGGCAGAATGCATTTGCGTCCGATTGATATTGACCAATTTATAACCGACCAAAATTTAGGGTTAGATATCTCTGGGGATGGGAACACAAAATCATATTTTATTTTTGACGGTGAAAAAGGCTTTTATTCTGCTGAAAACCGATTTTTCCGCAATTTTAATTTAAAAAATTTGGGAATTGCTAAAAAAAATCCAACAAAGACAGGTATTGGTATCTATGTTGGGAGTGCAGGTTCTGAGCAGTTGAACTTTGAATTTGTAGGGTATGATGGATGGGGTATTGGTCGAGCTACACATCAATGGAACTCAAATTTTCGTGGAGAAGTTTATCGAGATTGCAAGCATCCAATGGCGACTTATGGCACCTCATCAGATCATGCTAACTGTTATGCCAACCGTTGTACATCCCCTTATCTTTTTGGCTATGCTGTATCTAGTGATGGGGTTGTAACAGTTCCTTCCATCCCATTTGCTTATTCTGATTTGTCAGGGATTGCTGCTGACGGCTGTGGCAATGACGGAAGTGTTTATAAGATCGGTTATTGCTCTGGCATTGATTTAAATTCGCTTAGTTGTGAGATGGCTCAAGGTAAATATATCTTCGACCTAACTGATGTTTCACAAAGTGCGATATCAAAAACATATCTAAATAATTTTAGTATGTATGTTAATCAATATAATCCAAATTTAGTTGGAATATTCAAATCTCCAACAGGGAAAAAGCCAAATTTTGTTGTTAATGGGCTTACCATATCATCAGAAAAAAATATTGTATTGTTTTCTGATAGTGGTGCTGGATGTGAAATAAAAAACTATTCTTTTAATGATCAATTCTTGAGTAGTCTAACAACCGATGCATCAGCTCTAACTATAAACGATGTACAGATCGGTGATGGTTCTGAATCTACAGGGGAGCAAGGCTTTATTGTATCGGCAAACAATGATTCCTATGCAAGAGTTAAGACCATTAAGGGGCGATGCTTTATTGATCCAGCCACCCAAAAGGTTACTTTTTTTGGAGGTAGTTTATATGAGCGACTCGCTGCTGGAATTATGGTTGCATGCAAAGTAACATTGCACCCATTAAACCGAAACGGTAACAATTCTGGTGAAAAGCATGGTGAAGTATTTTTTTCATCTGCAATGGATTATAACGCTACAGATATGTCAGGACATCTTAATGTAGTGAGAACAGGAACATTGACAACACTGACAACAGTATCCCGCAACCTATCAACTGGCTCTATTTTATCATTCGATTTAGTTATTGAATCAACTTCTCCAGGGACAAGATTTTTGGTTGATTTTGAATACACTTACAACGGTATTCAAAATGCAAATGGGAAATGCTGGACTGTTCAGAATAAGTAACCAAATTATAGCAAGCGGTATAAGTTAATTGTTAGAAAGTATTAAACAAATAGTTTATATTGCTTGCAAATAATTTGCCATGAGGCTTGAATGAACTTACTAGTTAGAAAAGAAACTCTATTATTTTTATTCATATCGATTATTGCATCTTTAATAGTTGGCAATCGTGGCGATACAAATGATACTCAAATTTACTACGATGTCTTTAGATATATTGATCAATTACCTCTTCTTAATCCTGTAAATTTTTATGCTCAAACTGGAATGGAAATTGGTTTCGGTTGGTATTCTTGGCTTATAAGTTTATTTACAAGTTCTAATGTTGTGTTGTTCACTATATTTTCATTTTTGAACTTCATTTTTATTTATAAATCATGCCGAGAAATTGGCATTAAATATATTTATACTTTCTTAATTTACATATCTAGTTCTTATTTCTTTATGCAGCAATTCATGCAAATGAGGCAGGGACTTGCAATTTGTATTGTAATCTATGCAACGATATGTATTTTGAAAAGAGGGGTCAGCTTAGCTACAATTTTACTATTACTTTTATCTATCTCATTACATCAATCAAGTTTATTACTTATTGCATTTTGTGCGATGTTTTATTTTCTTAGAAAGACATTTTTATTTTCATATGAATACTTTATAAGATCGAATTGGGTAATGTTCTTTGGTTGTGTGATTGTATTTAAGTTTTTGTTATTGAGAATTTTGATTGGAGCATCATCGAGACTTCAACAGTACTCAGATAGCGGATCTTATAATGAAGAGATTAGTCTTTTTAGTTTGCCAAATATTAGAACATTTCTAATTCTTATGGTTCTTACTTACTTGTCAAGTGAAAGATTACGTAAAAATGAACTTTATAGATTATTTCTTTTCTTGATTTTTACAGCTCTAGCCATACGAATTGGGTTTTCTGAATTTGCAATTATGTCTGGTCGCTTATCTACAGCATTCTCTTATGTAGAAATATTTGCATTATCAATGTTCTTTATTAATAGATTTGCGCCAATTACCAGAGGAGCTTTGCTTCTAATTTATTGTGCGTTGCAATTATTTATAGTTCTATACTTTCAAGCACCATATTTATGGAATTTATATTTTATGCCATTACACTTATATTAGTAGTAATAATCACACAGCAAACCACCATAAGCCCTAGCTTTTAATAAGTTAGGGCTTTTTTATTGCCGAAAATTAGGGGTATTTATGGAACCAGTTTCCACAAGCGGCTTTGCTGCAATTTTAAAATTCTATGGTGTTGCAATTATGGTGACACTAGCTGTCGCTTTAGTTGCGGCAGTTGTATTAATGACACGTATGCCACGTTCGCCTCAAGAATGGGCGGTTGGCTTGATTTGTACAGTTGTATCAAGTTTGGCTGGTGGCTCATTAATCATTATGAAATTCACACTTCATGCTTGGGCCACAGATACATGGGGATGGTTCGCCATAGGCGGACTTTTCTTTGTCTGCGGCTTGCCGGGCTGGGCTTTGATCAGGTGGGTTTTTAATTTTATTGATAAACAAGAAGGCAAGACAATTGTCGAAGTAATTAAAGAAATTAAAAAGTCAAAAAATGATATTACAGGTGGTGGACCATGACAGTTAAAAACTTCTTCGACGCTGCCCGAGTAATTGCTGGTGGTAAACTCACTCAAGCACAAGTAGACGATCTAAATAAAGTGGTCGAAAAACTTGCACCAGGTGGGAAAACAACAAGTGATGTTGGTGTTGACCTTATTTCTAGTTTTGAAGGCACACGATTCACAGCTTATGACGATGGGGTAGGAGTCTGGACCATTGGCACTGGCACCACAGTTTATCCAAATGGCGCGAAGGTTAAGCAAGGTGACACTTGCACACCTGAGCAAGCTAAGGCCTACTTCAAGCACGACTTAGCTAAATTTGAAAAGACTGTAAATGCATCTGTGACAGTGCCCCTAAATCAAAATCAATTTGATGCTTTGGTATCGCTGACTTATAACATCGGCTCAGGTGCATTTAAGAATTCGACTTTGTTAAAGAAACTCAACAAAGGTGATTATCAAGGCGCTGCTGATCAATTCCTTGTATGGAACAAAGCAGGTGGAAAAGTTATGAAAGGTCTAGTTCGTCGCCGAGAAGCAGAGCGAGCACTCTTTTTAAAGAAGTAACTTATATGTGCAAACGTACCAAAGTTGCATCGATCATCACATTGCTGTGTTTAATCTTCTCAGGTTGCACAGCTCACACTATTAATAGTAATGTGAATGTCTCGATTTGTGTAAGGGCTTTGTGATGTCGCAAGTCATGATCATGGTTTCGGAAGCGGGCAGAATGGAGAATACTTGCAATCTACCCGCTGATTTAGATAAGAACGGGAATGTTCTTAAAATCTATGACTACTCATTAAAAGAGTTGCCAATAAATTTAGATGGCACTGTGACATACAACGGTAAAAGATGGACCTTTGATAAGAAGCAAAATTAGGTCAAAAACCTGTGGATAAAAAGCGCATTACGCCAAATCTACGCCAAAATATAGTTAAGTAGTTGATTTAATATAATGAATTGGTGCGCCCGGCGGGGATCGAACCCACGACCCCAGGCTTCGGAAACCTGTACTCTATCCAACTGAGCTACGAGCGCACATGTGTGGGGCACATCATAGGAAAAAAACACCGGTAGGTAAAGCACGAAATACGTACCAAGTGAGTTTAATGCTTAATTAAACAGCAGCTTGTTCTATTTTAGATGCGTTGCTGAATAAGCTGAATTGAATAATTAATAGAATGGAGCGTATGTGCTAGCTCATGAGGAGGAATGCGTGATTCCTGCAAACTGGTAATCCATTGCATTTGGCACATTTTAAGTTCTTGAAGTGTTTTTATTTGCTCTATTTTTTGAATAAGTGGCTTTGCCATAAGGCCACAGTATTGGCTTAAGCTTTGTTTCATTAATAGTTGTATTTCTTCAAAAGATAGCTGTTGAACTGGAATGCGTGGTTGGTTATTTTCAATATTTGAAGAAGGCGCAGAAGTTGATTGAGGAACCTGAATTTCTCCAACTAAATCATTACTTTTATTCTCATCAACATTTTTTTGATGTATTTCTTTAGTTGTTATAGATGACTCTTGGGGAGATATTTGTTCAGGTAACTCTGAATAATTTTCATTAGAAGGTGCAATTAGTTTTAAGTCAATGAGCTGTTGTATCAGTTCTGGTGGGGCGATCCGCTTTTTAAACTCAGTATCGAGACTTTGAAAATCTTCATGGTCTATTAATAGAAGTAAACGTCTTTGTTTTGCATTTAACGTAATATTACGTTGTTGAAGCGCAACTCTTCCCAAATTGGTTCGATAAAAACCAGACAT